ATTTCCTAAAGATGATTATATAATGGACCCTAAGCTTAAAATTAGAAAAGCAATGGAATCTGGTGAGTTGGGCCATTCTTACAATATGGATGGAGAGCGTGCTGGAGCAATTGATTGGTATGAGAACAAACCAATTAACTATGATGATATATATCTAGATAGATTAGATGATTGGGACAAATAATTAAATAGCTAAATAGCTATAAACGTGATAGACGTTATCTATCAAATTAAAGGAAGAACACAATGAACGAAGAGCAAATCAATGACGCTTCAAATGAAGCAGTTGAAACTCCAACAACAGAAGAGGTTTTTGAAAAGATACTCGATGCTGAAGAGTCACCAACTGACCAACCTGAGGCAGAAGAAGTAGAACAAGATGAAACTGAAGAGGTAGATGAGTACGAAGAAGAAGAATCTACTGATGAAGATGAGATGGAAGATGATGAAGAACTCGATGAAGAGGAATCTGAAGAAGATGAACCAGAAGCAGAGAGAACATTCAAAGTTAAAGCAGCAGGTGAGGAGTTAGATGTAACCGAATCTGAGCTTATTAAATCTTATCAAATGGGCAAAGACTATACTAAAAAGAGTCAAGCGTTAGCAGAGCAATCTAAAGTAGTACAAGCTAACATGAACAAGATTCAAGAGTCTATGCAGTTGCGAGACGAATACGCTCAAAAATTAAGTCAAATTACTCAAGTGTTGAATGAAGACATGGAGAGTGAGGAAGATTTAATTAACATGAAAGAGAACGACCCGGTAGGCTATGCTGTAAAAATAGCAGAGCAAACAGAGAATCAACGTAAGATGAAAATGATAGAACAAGAGCAACAAAGAGTAGCTATGCAGCAAAGAGCAGCTCAACAAGAACATTTTGCTCAAAACATTTCTCATCAATCTAAAAAGTTGACAGAACTAATACCTGAGTTTTCTGATACCAAAAAAGCCGAACAAGTCAAAACAGACATTCGTAGCTACGGTAAAGAAATGGGCTTCAGTGACCAAGAAATGTCTACTGTTTACGATGCAAGACACGTAAGCATGTTGCATAAAGCCATGAAATACGACAGACTAATGAGTAATAAAGGTAAGACTAAGAAACAAGTTACCAATGCTCCTAGAATGACTAAAAATCGTGGTAAGGTTAAAAATGCTGATGTCTACACAAAACAGAAACGAAGACTTAAATCTTCAGGAACAGTTGAAGACGCAGTCAGCGTATTTAAAAACTTTTTATAGAGGAAACATAAGAAATGGCAACATATAAAACCTACGATACCATTGGTATTCGTGAAGACTTACAAGATGCGATTTATGACATATCGCCAACAACTACACCGTTCATGTCAACAATTGGCAAATCAACTGCTAAGAACACGTACCATGAATGGCAGACAGACTCTTTAGCTTCAGTAAATAAAGACAATGCACAAGTTGAGGGAGCAGATGCTGTATCACCTACACTAACACCTACAACACGTGTTGGTAACTATACTCAAATCAGTGATAAAGTAGTTCAAGTGTCTGTAACTGACGACAAAGTAGATAAAGCTGGTCGTTCTACAGAAACAGCATATCAACTAGCTAAAGCTTCTGCTGAGCTAAAACGAGACATGGAATCTATCCTATTGTCTGACCAAGCACAAACTGCTGGTGATTCAGCTACACCACGTAAATTAGGTGGATTTCAGTCATGGCTAACTACTAATGTGGTTGCTGGTTCTGGTGCATTCACTGAGCAAAACGTGAAAGATGCAATGTTGAAAGCCTACACAGAAGGTGGCGAACCAACAATGCTGTTAGTATCTCCAGCTCAAAAACAGGTAATATCTACATTTGAAGGTATTGCTGGTCAAAGATATCAAGCTCCTAAATCTTCACCAACTACAATCATTGGTACTGCTGACGTATATCTGTCAGACTTTGGTACACTAAATGTAGTTCCTGATAGATTCTTGGACGATGATGTAGCATTAATCGTTGACCCTTCAATGACAAATGTGGCATATCTCAGACCGTTTAAGCAAACTAAACTAGCTAAAACTGGTGATTCAGAGAAACACCTAATGAACGTTGAGTACACACTCGTTGTTAAAAACGAAGCTGCTCACGCAATGGTAACAGACTTAACAGTCTAAATCGTGTAATAGCCCTCTTAGGAGGGCATTACCAATAAGGGATAATATGAAGAAATTTAAAGACAACAATGACAGGACTACAAGTGTTGGTCTTAATGATAAGGATGAAATAACACTAAAAACAGAACAAAACGTAGATGCTCTAATTGAGCAAAACAAAAAAGAATATAATAACGCTGAGACTAAATGGTCAGACCAACTGTTTGGAAACAAGGTAGCTAGCATACCATACACAGCAATAGACCATTTAAACAAAATAGGGGTAATGAAAGGTTTCTCAGTGCTTGACCAAAAAAGATTCTATTCTTGGTTAAATGACCCTGAGAATCTATACTTTAGAACAAAACCAGGAACATTATAATGCCAGCATTTACATCATATGATAATTTAAAGACTAACATAGCAGATTACCTTGCAAGACAAGACTTAACTGACAAAATACCTATGTTTGTATCGTTAGCAGAGAAGAGACTTAACAGAGATTTAAGACTCAGACAGATGTTACAACAGTCTACATACTCGCTTACTAGTGGTTATACAGTACCAACACCAGCAGACTTCTTAGAAATGAAGGACATTCATATTGATGCAAATCCTGTGGTTAATCTTAACTTTAAGACTGTATCTCAGTTCTATAGATTAAGTAATTCTAGTGGTAGTGGAGTTCCTATTAACTACACATTAGTAAGTGACAACTTTGTGTTAGCACCGAGACCAACTGGTAGCTCAACAATTAACATGACATACTACAAGATACCAAAGGTATTATCAGACACTAATCCATCTAACGAATACTTAGAAGTATGCCCAGACTTGTTGCTATACGCATCATTAGTAGAAACTGCACCATTCTTAATGGACGATGCAAGGCTACAAACATGGGAAAGCTTATACACAAGAGGACTAACAAGCATAACCAAATCAGACGAACAATCAGAATTCCCAGCTCAACCACTCGCAGTACAAATTACATAGGACACAACATGGACTTTTCAAATTATCTAGCAGACAAACTTATAGATGCCACAGTAAGAAATATACCTTACGATACACCAGAAGATGTATTTATTGCTTTATACACAACAGACCCAACCAAAGAAGATGTAGGAGCAGAGGTAAGTGAAGCCTCTTACAATAGACAGAAGGTTGTGATGTCAGCTCCAGTTGAAGGAGTTTCACAAAACTCAGCACAAATAGACTTTGCAGAAGCAACAAGTAATTGGGGTTGGATTACACACATTGGCATTAGAGACCAAGCTTATGATGGCAATTTACTTTACTTTACAGCTATAGGAGATTCAAAAAATATATTAACTGGCGACCAATTTAAAGTGCTTACAGATAAACTAAAACTTACGCTTACATAGGATAAACTGAAATGAACTTAAAAGATAGAATATATACAGAATGTACTACAGTAGGTACTGGCAACATTCAAGTTGGCGGTATCAAAAATGGCTTTCAAGACTGGTCAGTATTAGATGATGGTGATGATGTTTACTACTGTATTATTGATGATTTAGCATGGGAAGTAGGTCAAGGTGTATATATTAAAGACGTTAACGAAGTTACAAGAGATAAGGTTTTTGATTCATCTACAATAACTAACTCTAAACTTGTACTAGATGGTTTATCAACTGTATTTGCTACTTATCCAGCAGACAAGGCTGTAATACAAGATATTAATGGTCATGTTATATTACCTGAAGCTGTTATCCAGGCTGACACTCTCAACGCTGATAGAGTAAACACACCTGTTATATTTACTAGTGCAGTATTAGTAGACGATGATGGAGATGACGAAGGTATAGCAACAGCATTAAATGTGTACACAAAACCTGAAGTTGATGAGCTACAAAGAGTGCAAGACTTAGAGATTAACGAAAATGCAAAAGACATTATAGCGTTAGAAGAAGAACTAGAAGCTGTTGTACCAGCATTTGATAGAGGTACTTGGACACACGATGCAGAAGCAACTGACTTAAATTCTGCACCTTTAGCATCCTGTTATTTCATTAAAGATGTAGCTGGTGGTCATGCAGAAACTTACGCAGACACAAAGCAAATATACTTTAACAACATAGATTCTCAAACTCCTCCAGCAACTCATACATTTGCAGATGTTAAGGTAGGACAAAACGTAGAACTGTTTGAATCA